CTAATATATTCGTGAACGTAAACTGTTTTATATTTCATTTTTCCACGGCTGTCTGTGGTTGTTGTTTACGCGTTGCCTTTTCTGCTTTTTTACTGACCGGCTCGCATTGCCCCGCTGCGATCATGCGCTTAGCGGTTGCCTCTTCAATATCTACAATTTCACCGGCACTTTGCGCACCATCAGCGCAAGCCCTGGCAATTAGCAACTTAACTTTCATAGATTCACCTTAAGTTTCAGGAATAAAAAAAGGCGCCGAAGCGCCCCGTGTACCATTCAAGAAAATTAAGAAGCGGCTAAAGCCAAGTGTTTAACGGCTGCCGTATCACCCAACTCACCGTCAAAACGGATCAAGCCAGCAATGCCCAAATCAGGCCAGAAACGCTCGCGCATAACACCGATAACCGGCGAACCAACCTTGCGAACAAAATACTTGCCAAAATCACCAAACAACATAACACGAGAGTTAACACCGCTAGAAAGCGACGCCATAGCCTGGTTTATGCTGTAGTTTCTGCCGTTGAATGTAGCAGGTGCGCCGCCAACAACATCACCGCGCTGCCATAAATAGTTATTTTGACCATCCTTCAGCTTGCGAACTGCAAGCAAAGTTGAATCATTGAACATATAGCGACAACGTGGAGATTGACGATAGGCCGGGTCAACTGAATGCTCGAAATCAAAGATTTCATCAAAAGTGATTGCATTGGTTGCCGCCGCCACAATACCCTGACTTGAAGCAGTAACAACGCCGTTAGGCGCTGAAGATCCCGAACCAGTGGTCAATTGCAAGTTAGCAATACGACCAAGACGCTCACCGAGCAAGCTTGCCAATAATGCCTCCATTGAAACGATGCTGTCCATGTCCAGCTCCCAAGACCAACGCACAAACTCAGTATCAAACGCGTAAGCGTCCAATGACTTCTGGCCAAGGGTAACGTCTTTGCCGCCGTCATCAGTCAGCGCCGCGCCTTCTGTGTGAGCTTCAGCGGTTGTGGTGGTATCGTCAACCGTTGGCATCTTCATAGTACTGCCGCTAGGCGTGTTCAGAACCGTTGCAACGTTTTCATCGTACATTGGCCCCCACATCAACATAGATCGGATGATCTCGTTTGATAGTGTTTCAGGAACGACAAAGCCACCCGCTGAGTTAGTGCCTGTGTTTTGAGCACGAAATTCTGTTGAACCCTTTTTCAAAACGTTGCGCTCTTCTGCTGACAAGCTGCCAACGTCTGCACCGCAAACAACCTTCGCAAAAACTTCACGATATTCTGCTACTTTTCCATCTTCAGAACCGCGTGACTCACCGTCTTGATTCGGAACCGGAGTTAAACCGCTTTCAAGGCGCCCACGCATACCGTCAAGCTTTTCCATGCGGTCGAGTTTGACCTGAATGGCGTCATATTCGCCCATCGCCTTATCAAAACGGGCTTCAATTTCTTTCACTTCACCGTCTGACAAATCAGGCTTGTCCAGTGCTTCGTGCTCACGTTTTGCGGCTTCATGCAACTCAGCTTGCTTTTCCCGCAGTTTTAAAGTTTCACTATTATGAATAGTCATTTTAAATTACCCTATTTTATGACGTGGCCAGCGCCGATATTTAGCCAAGCGTTTGCGGGAACCGCTCACACTATCCCGTTTCGCAATGCCAAAGCGGTGCGCATCTTGGCGGCCACCGGTTTTGTATTGGGCTTGCGTTGTTCTTTGTATTCTTGAAATACTCTTAAGCCTATTGACGTGCCGTCATAAGCTGGATTGGTCACAATGGAAACGTCAGCAAGCGCCGCACGTTTGATTGTTCTAACTGGTATATCGTCGGACTCGTCCCAATCTTGGCCATCTTCACCGTCAATGAAAAATGCAAACGACATTTTGTCCAAATCGCCGCGCTGCATTTTTGGCACAATCGCCTTAACGTCTGGGTCGTTTGGGTCCAATTCTGTGGACATCAAAAGCCCCTTTTCGTCTTCACGTAGAGTCAAGGTTCCCGATCTGGTGCGTGCAAGTGGCAAACCTTCATGGTTTATTAGAAAAACAACGTCATCACGGTTAACCGCGTCAGCAAAAGCACCCGGAGCAATTTTTTCACGGAAAACGCCACCAATATTTGTTTCTTCATTGAAAACCGCCGCGTATCCTTCAACTTTTATTGATCCTTCGTCTTCGCGTAGCTCCATAGGGCTACATGACCGGATTTCTTTAGTCATCTGTTTCACCTTCGTTTGGTTCTGACGGTTTGTCAGCTGGTGTGCCTTGATTCTTTAGTGGAACCGTAGCGCCTTGGATTAGCAGATCGTCACCGCCTTCTAATGGCTCTCTGTCCTCTTTCGATCGTGCTTCATTCGGTGTGATTTGGCCGGTCTGTATGCCTCTTGCGAAGCCTTCCATACGGGCCTTAAAGTCACCACGTAACAACCCATCTAAATTAAATTTGACGTATGTTTTGTTACTCAATCGGCCAAACAATTTTAGATTTAGTTCTTGTTCAATCTGAATTGCCCAACGTGAAACAGTATGTTTAACAAGGTTCAAATCTTGCTGCTCTACATTGTTAAACGTTCCAGTCGTTAGGTCTTGCAGGAATACGGGCGGCAAGTTGTAAATACGTGCTATTTCTTCCACTGAATGCCGCTTTAACTCTAACAGCTGCATTTTTTCAGCGTCAGTACCGATACTGTTGATTTGGTAACCAGGAGGTAAAACAACGGCCTGTCTGTTCTCTTTTGCGGCAAGTTTTATTGCGTTGTGTAGGTCTTTAGATGCCTTAGACATCGCCGCACCGCTTGGAAAATTACCGGTTATAGCGAAAGGTGGCACACCGCCGTTTTCAAAAAACTTCGAACCGTAATCTGTTGCTGCAATTGCAAGTGCGATTGATTTTGAATTGGTTATTATTGGGCTTAAATGACCAACACCGTCAGCGCCCAACATGAAAGGAATATCAATTATTTCAACAGAATCATATGAAAGCTGTTGGTTTTCATCTTGATATACGTACTTTTTACGGCCATTTACTCGCTTTACACTTACCTTTAAAGGGTCTAAAGGTGTCAGCTCAATGATTCGACCAGCAGTGTTGCGTCGAATAACTGTAAAGCTACGACCACCGGTTAAAACGCCTTGCATCATGTACTTACGCCAGTCAAATGACGTACATTCGTCGTTTACTGCGTACTGTAGGATATTCCCAAGACTGTTGGTTTTATCCCTTACTGGTGCGCCATTGGTTCGTCGATATACATGAAGCGGAAGCGACGCCATGAGCGCGGAAATAAAGTTAACCGCACAGAAAACAGCGGGAACACCCAAAGCGCTTTTTACCGTTACATCTACACCAGCATGATTTGCAAACAGACCACCGGAAAACAGCTCTACGATATCAACACCGCCAACCTGGTTGGGTAGTGCGCGTTCTTCTTTCTGCTTTCTGAAAAAATTAAACATAATTTGATACGCTGTAGTTTTCGTCTTCCCAAGGGCAATAAGTTGAACTATCACCAGCTAATTTTTTCATAACACCAATTGCCATGGTTTGAGCAACCAAGCCGTCAATACGGCCTATGCTTTTATTCTTTTCTAGTTTGCGGTTACCGGCTGGGTCTTTAACCGTCACGGCATTGGCGGCGCACATAGTTAAAACCGGATGCATTCCGTGTCGCATGTTGCCGTTCAAAAGAAGTTCTTCTAGCTCGTCTACCGCTGGTGACATGTCTTTATAGCCTTGGCCAAACTCCTCAAGAGGAAATTCAACACCAAGCCTTTCACAGTCTTTTTTGAAGTACTCAATGCGCCAACGGTCGAAGCCCATTGAAACAAGATTCATGTCGCTGGTAATTTCTGCCAGGTCTTTGATTACGTAGTCATAATCAACCGTCACACCCGGCACCACTCGCAAATAACCTTCACGCGCCCATACATCATATGGTTGCCGGTCTAAGTCGGCCCTGTCTCTTAACGTGCCTTCAGGCGTCCAGAAATAAGCCCAGACCTGAAGAACGCTACCAACCTTTCCAACGAATACCGCTGAAGTTAAATCCTTCTTACTTGATAAATCCAAGCCACCATAAACCTCGTCGCACTCATACATCGGCAACGGTTCTTGGCCGCATTGATCCCAAGTAGACTTTGATATGAACGGTGCGAACGTTGAGACGCGCTGGTTCATGTTGAGGTTTCTAAAAGTGTTCTCAAACGATGGCATGCGGGCGGCTTTTTCGGCCTGCTTTCTCATGTCTTTTTCAGACCGGAATAAACCTAAAGCCGGGTTTGCCTTCTTCCATTGCTTTTCATCTAACACATCGGCATCTTTGTCTGCTGCGTAAACATGGCAAACTGTCTTGTCAGGCTTATTTTTCTTTGCATCGTCAATCAACACACTAAACAAATCGCCATCATTAGCGGCTTGCGTGCTGATATAAATTAATAGCGGGTTTTCGTATGCGCCCTGTGCCGTGGTAACCGCGTCCACAAAATCACTTTGCGGCCCTTGTATTTGTCCTACCTCATCGAGAATAGCCAGGATTGGACTTTTCCCGTGTGCCGTCTTGCCTTCTGCACTGATAGCCAAATATTCAACATTACGCGGCTTGCCAACTAATTTTTTGCTTGCTGGTACGATGTGAACAAGTGGCCTTAAGACTGGCGATAGCTCAACACACTTTCTGGCCAAATTGAAAACTTCACCAGCCTGGTCACGACTCATTGCGCCGGACACAATACGAGAATTTAGTTGCGCTTCCGGTCCAACCAAGTGAGCCAAAAGAATAAATGCAATCGTTCCCGTTTTGGCGTTCTTCCTAGCAATCGATAGAATCGCCGTGTCGGTGCCGTGTGGATTGTCGTAAATATCGAGAATGAATTTTTTCTGAAACTCTGCCAAAACTACTGGCTTGCCAACGTGCTGACCTTCAGGCACCACGCAGTATGTTTCAATAAACTGGATTACCTTTTGACCGCGCGTTAACTCAGTGGGCATTGATTCCGGGTATCAAACCATTCATTGCGTTTGGCTCGCCAGTGATAGCTTGTTTTGCTTTTTGGTGTCCTTCGTTTTGGTCTTTCTGAACGTGGCTTTTACCCTGCGTAGCTTCGGGGTGAACCTGCAAGTGCGCAGCCAACATTCGCGCACGTTTTGAAACCGTGTCTAGTGCTTTATGCAGCGGGTTTAAAACTTCGTTGCCCTGCTGATTTATAATCACATCAGGTTCATCTTCTAACTGAGTCATTATTTTGTCGGCGCGGTATTTACACCAAGCCAAATCAACGGCAATTTCCAAATCATGATCAGTCCAAGCGCGTCGGGCTTTCGCATCAACCACCGCGTACCAATATGGCAAAGCTTTCTTTGGCAAGTTCGAATGTGCGGGTGGTTCAATCGGTGGCTTTGCAGCATCTTGTAAAACCTGGGTTTGAAACTCGACACTATCTGTGCGGGTTCTACGTTTTTTCTGGCTCATAATTTAAACTACAAATAAGTGACTATATTTTATACAGCAAAGTTAATTAGCATAGAAAGAAGGCAGATCGG